AATGTTGCTCCTTTAGTTACTACAAGTGGCAACTTGAGAATCTTTCCTAGTCGTTACAATTTCCCTACTGACGTTAAGTTACCTTATATAACTTATCAGATGTTTGGAGATGAGCCTAACAACACTAAGAACGGAGTAAGTGAGTATGACTATGTTAGAGTACAGATAAGCATATATCACAATAAATACGCTGATATGATAACTCTAGCTGGTCACGTTAGAACAGCTCTAGACTACGTTAGTGGAACATATAGTGGTGTAGTAGTAGATAAGATATTTTACCAAGACCAGAACGAGCTATACGATGATAGTGCTGGTAGTATTGGTTTATATGGTATAGCACAAGATTACAGATTTAACATAAATAGATAGATATGTACAAAGTAAAGATAAAAAAAGACATTGAATGTAGAGGAGTAGAATACAAAGAAGGCGAATCTTACGAGGTTGGTCGTGTTGTAAGAAACTTTTTAAAGTTCAATGATGCAATAGATACAACAAAGAAAAAGTCTAAGAAGAAGGAAACTTCTGAGGATTTAGATATTAGCTAATTATAAATTTAAAATTAAAAGAAAATGGCAATTTTTAACGGAACGGATTTAATCCTAAAAGTTTCTCCTAGTGATGGAGGAACGGAAGCTAAATTGATGCATTCTCAGAATGTTTCAATTTCAATGAATGTAGATACAATAGACATCTCAACTAAAGACTCTAGTGGTTTTAGAGACTTACTAGGTGGTCAAAAGTCTTTCAGTCTTTCGGCTGATGGTCTTATGGACTTCGCTGGTGTTGCTGGTGATACTGAAGTAGATGAGTTGTTTGACCAAATGTTTGACAGAACTGCTGTAACATTTACATTCGGTTTATCATCTCCAGCTACTGGAGACTATACTTATACTGGCTCTGGTTTTATTACATCTCTAGAGGTTAGTGGTGGTACAGAAGATGCACCAACTTACTCTGTTTCAATAGAGGGTAGTGGAGCATTAACTCAGAATGATATTTAATAATTTCTTTGTTGGTTGGGGTATGGGCTTCGGCTCTGCTCCAACTAGCAATAACTTAAACTAACAAAGATATGTACGAAGTAGTTATAATAAACGGAAAGGATTACCCAGTAAGATTTGGAATGAACTCGTTGAGGTTATTCTGCAAAGATACTGGAAGAAGTTTGGCTGACTTAGATAAGCTAGGAGATGGTATGAGCTTAGACGATGCTTGTTATCTAATCCTAAACGGAATAAAAGATGGCTCACGAGTAAGTGGTCAAGAATGTTCTTTAAATGTTGATGATGTCGCAGACTTGCTAGACGAAGATTTTGAGGCTTTAAATAAAGTGCTAGAAGTATTCTCAGAGCAATTCTCTGCTAAATTTGAAACGGAGGGAAACGACAAAGCCACGAAGAAAGTGGCGAAGAAAAAGAAGTAACTTGGGATAAGTTAGAAGCTATTGCATATGGCTTCGGATTATTACCTCAAGACTTTTGGGATTTGACTTTCCACGAGTTTCTGTGTATGCAGAAAGGCGTAAACGATAGAGTTGAGAAAGAACAGCAATGGGAATGGGAACGAGTGCGATGGTTGGCTTGTGTTAATTTACAGCCACACACTAAGAAAGGGCAAAACCTAACTCCTCAAAAGCTGATGAAGTTTGATTGGGAGAAAAAGAAAGTTAAGACCGACATCGAGAAACAAAAGAAAAGGGCAGAATATATTAAAAAGAAATACGAATTGCTAAATAAAGACAATGGCTGAGAAAACATTAAGTATTAAGTTAACGCTTAACGATAAGCAATTTATGAGTCGAATGAGAAAGACTTCTGCTTTTATGAAAAAGTGGGGTAAGTCTTTTGCTAAGACTGGAGAATCATTAACTAAAAATGTGACTGTACCTATATTAGGTTTAGGTGCAGCAGCAGTTAAGTTAGCTTCAGACTTTGAAGAATCACTCAATAAAGTTAATGTAGCATTTGGAGAATCTTCAGCAGACGTTCAAGCCTTTGCTAAAACTACGTTAAAGTCTTTTGGTATTGCTGAAGGTAGTGCTTTAGAGATGGCGTCTTTGTTTGGAGATATGGCTACGGCTATGGGTCTATCTCAAGATGAAGCTGCTGGGATGTCTGCTTCTTTAGTCGGTCTAGCTGGAGATTTAGCATCGTTTAAGAATATAGGTATAGAACAAGCACAAACTGCTTTAGCTGGTATATTTACTGGAGAAACAGAAAGCCTTAAAAAACTTGGTATAGTAATGACTGAAGCAAACTTAAAATCGTTTGCTTTAAGTAAAGGAATGGATGGAAATATAAAGAGTATGACTCAAGCTCAAAAAGTAGCTTTGAGATATTCTTTTATTATGGAGTCTACTGCTAATGCTCAAGGAGATTTTGCTAGGACTTCTGATGGATTTGCTAATCAATTTAGAGTATTGCAAGAATCTATGAAGCAACTAGGAGAGCAATTTGGTAAGATATTATTGCCATTAGCTACTCGAATGGTTGTTAAGCTACAAAATTTTGCTACTGCCATTAGCAATCTAACAACAGAACAAAAAGAAAATATAGTACAATTTGCTAAGTATGCTGCTATTATTGGTCCACTAATTTTAGTATTAGGTAAGTTTAGTATAGCAATTGCTAGTATTATTAAGAATATGAGAATACTTACTGCTGTTGCTATGACTAATCCTTTTGTATTGCTAGGAGCGGCTGTAACGGCTTTAGTTGGGATTATGGGATTTGCTATACTAGACACAGAGAAGTTTATTAAAACGGCCTTACAGATGGGTAAGGTTGGAAAGTTTATAGCTAAAGTAGTGCTAGGTGCATTGAGTGCAATATCTCCTAAATATCAAGCTTACTTTGCAGTAATAGATGAGGTTGGAGAATCATTAGACGAGCAAGAAAAAAAGCTCAAAGACTCAACTAAAGAGATAGATGCTAATAAACGTGCTGTAGATAAACTAAATACATCTCTACAAAATTTAAATAAAACACAACAAGGAGGAGAAGCTCCACCAGGTAGAATAAAAAAAATAGAAACTAAAAAGACTGGACTAATTCCAACTAGTGGTGAACCACCCAAACTTAAAAAAGTTAAGCCAATAAAACCAAAAAAGCCAGAAGAATTTAAATATGGTTTAGCTGCATTGTTAGATTTTAGTGATGAATATATAGCCACACTTCAAAACACATTTTCAGAAATATCAAATTTAATGGGAGGCGTTTCTAATTTATTCAGTCAATTACATAAAAAAAGAATGACTGAGTTAGATAATGAAAGAGCTAAAGAGATAGAAAACATTAACAATTCTTTAATGAGTGAAGAAGCTAAAGAAAAAGCAATAAATAACATCAATGAAAAATTTGCTAAGAAAAAAGCAGATGAAGACAAAAAACAAGCAAAAAGAGCTAAAGCTATGGCTATACTTGAGGCAACCGTAGCAACTGCTGCTGCTGTTGTAAAAGCACTTCCAAACATACCTTTGTCAATCGCTGCTGGTGTTATAGGAGCTGCTCAAATAGCAACAATTGCTTCAACACAAATACCAGCCTTTGCAGATGGTGGATTGGTTACTGGAGCAACATTAGGTTTAATCGGAGAAGGACCAGGAACATCAATGTCTAATCCAGAAGTTATAGCACCACTTGACAAGCTAAAATCAATGATTGGTCAAGGTCAAGGAAGTGTTGAGGTCTTTGGTCGTATAAGTGGGTCAGATATATTAATAAGTACAGATAGAGCAAGAAAGAATAGAGATAGAACAAGAGGTTACTAATGGCAAGAGATAGAAAATTCTTATTACAGTTTCAAACAGATAACGGAACTTTTTACAAAATCGAAGTTTTTAATAACGATTCGTCTGATTCTACACAATACACTCCTAATGTTGGAGCTGATGGATTTAGCTTAACATACCAAACAGATACAGATAATAGATTTACTGGTTTAATACCTAGTCAAGTTACCTTTGATATTTTTTTAGAAAATGATGCACAGAGAGCTGTTGTAAATAATATTCAAACAAGTACTCTAGGGACATTTGATATGGCTATTTATAAAAGTACTGATGACTCAAGTTATGATTTATATTGGGCTGGTGTAATATTAAATGATGTATCAAATGAAAAAGATATAGACTATCCACAAAGAGTAACACTTACAGCAATTGATGGTTTAGCTACTTTAAAAGATAAACCGTTTAATGAGAATGTCGGTTATGCTACACCATCATCTTTCCAAGTAATTGCTTATTTTTTAAATGCTTTTAGACTTCAAATAACTTGGACTGATAATTATATAGCTGCTAATGAGGATTTAATTTTTACTTATGTGAATTGGAGTACTGATGAGGCAACTTATGTTGCTGGTCGTGACCCATTGAATTTTAGTAGATTTAACTTTATGACTTTTGTTGAAGTCGATGAAGATGATGGAACAAAAGAATATAAAGACACTTTCTTTTTATTAGACTCAATATGTAAGAGCTTTTGTGTTCGTTGTTTTTTTAGCGAAGGAACGTGGCATATAGTAAGTGTAAACAATTATGATAATTGGAAAAGTCCTAACACAAACTTTTTTAGAAAGTATGTTAATTCAAGCTCTGTTAATCCTTCAACAAATGGAAATACATCTAAGACATTAGCAGAAGGTACAACAATTAAAAGATTTGGAGCTAGTTTTGGAATGCTGCCAATACTGAAAGAAGTACGAGCTAAATATAGTAATTTAACTCCCTATGATATACCACAAATAACTTATAATAATAATAGTGACACATCTACTGATTACGAATTTAATTCTAATGAGATACCAATTTGGAATGGATATATTTATGGCAATGTCAACTATACTGGTTCTAATTATGATTTTAATAGAGCTTCAAATGATGCATTAATTATTGACTTAGGTAATGTTGCTACCGTTTCTGGTTCGGGTTTGTTAATTAATAGAAACTTTGTGCAAACGACAACAACAGCAATAAATTTTAGCGATGTTTCTGGTGCAAATGATTTAATAAAAACTGAGTTAGCTCTAAGATTTAGATTAGTAGGTACTTCAGACACTTATTATTTTCCATTAAGTCAAAATAACGACACTTGGTTCACAACTGACATTTTTCCAATCACTCAAACAATAGGTCCAAGTTATAACAATTTTATAAATGTTAATATACAAACAGCAGAACTTCCAGAGAGTGGTCAATTATTCTTTGAGGCTTACGCAAAATGTTTTTACAATAACTTTGCTGGAATTCCAACTGGTATAAACGCAATAGAAATAACAGAAAGCACATCAACTGCTGACCCAACTAAAATATTAGTTTTTTCTCAGCCAGAATTTAATGAGGAACAAGGTTTTAAATATACTTTAAATGACGAAGTAATATCAGATAAGTTCTTTATTGCTATAAATTCTCCATCTGGAACAGCTATAACCGATGGAGTAAAATTAGAGTTAGATGATAACTTTTTCGGAACTGGTCCAACAAGTGGAGCGGTTGGAAGATTAGAGACATTTAACTATACTACTTCAGCTTTTGATGATGGTACTAATGCAACTTGGAAAGCCTTTGGCTCTGGTAGTGGTGTAGAGTTTACTCAATTACAAGTTAACCAAGTCTTAAAAGGACAGATGCAAGGGGCAAAGATATTTAATGGTAGTTTGAAGATTACAGACAAGACTAATCAATATCATTTCATAAATGGTATAGAAATAGATTCAACGATGTATGCTCCTTATCAAGTTACTTACAATGCTAATGAAGAAGTTTGGAGTGGAGTATGGTATGAGATAGATTTAAGTACTGATACACAAACTGTATCAAGTGGATTTATTTCTGGAATAGAAGACGCAACAGAATTTATACCTTGGTAATATGCCTACATTAACTAACTATTTATATAATGAGTCAATCGGTGTTACTTCAGATAATACTACAAGTTTGACATTGACTTTTTTAAACATTATTCCATCTACATCAAGCACAGATACAATAATAAAATCTGGCGATGTAGTTAATGTTATATGTTCTGATACTGGAGCGTTGATTTCATTTACAGCTAATGCTGATGTCAATTTCAACTCAACTAGATTACAATTTGCATCAACAGCAGTAAATCAAATTATACCTGCTGGTAGCCTATTGTTAATGAACAGAGAAAATAAATACAATACACTATTTAGAGACTATACTATAGTAACTCATAAACTTTTCGAGGTAGGTAATACACACGGAAATACAAATTTAATCAATCCACAATATCCAACAGATATTTCAATTAATGCTGGTGCAGTTTGGTCTAATGGAGATGTTATTACTAATGAAGCTACTGTTTTCAATATTTTTAGACCTCCACACAACGGCTGTAAAATAGAGAGAATTACTTGGGATGTCCAGACTGATTCAACAACTGGTCACAATGGAGTGTTTGAGTTATGGAAGAAAAGAATTACAGAGAATGGTAC